ATTGAAAAGGTCATTCGTACCACTGAGGTAGCATCTGGTGGAGGTGGTCTGCTAAACGCAGAGCAGTCTAACCGATTCATCGATTACATGTGGGAAGCCACTGTTCTCGGTACCCAGGTTCGTACCATCCGTATGAGAGCCGATACAGTTGACATTGACAAGCTCGGAATTGGTGAGCGTCTAATGAGAGTAGCTACAGAGGCCGTTGACGACGGTGTAAACGCTGGAGCGACCTTCTCTAAGATTTCTCTTACCACCAAGAAGCTTCGTCTAGACTGGGAAATCTCCACGGAGTCCCTTGAGGACAACATTGAGGGTGAAGCCCTTGAAGACCACATTGCACGTCTAATGGCTACTCAGGCCGGTAACGACCTTGAGGATCTAGCAATTAATGGTGACACTGCCCTAACCGGTAATCCACTACTAAAGGCTTTTGATGGATGGCGCAAGCGTGCTCTTG